GATCAGGGCGCAGCGCGAAGCAGCCCAACGCCAAGCGGCACAGCAACACAGCACGAACCGCCACGGATGGAAGTGCATCGATGGAATCCTCTTCCGCCCCCTACCCGGCGGCGGCTGGGAGAACGTGCCAGGCGAGAGATGCGCTACGTCGAGGCAATAGCAGCCAGCAAGATCAGGTGCGCAACGTAGTACCCGAGAAAGCGGAAGCGCGGCAGGCGCACATCCAGACGCCCCAGCACCCACAGCACCGGCACCGACAACAACGCCCAGTCGTTGCCGTTGTAGAGGCTCAGAGCGCCATATGCAGCACCCAGCGCCAAGGCAGCGACAACGTGGCCTGTCCACGTCCTGGCGCCGAACCACAGCCGCGCACCGAGCATAAGCGCAGGGCCGGTCCACTGGTAGTCAACGAACAGGCCGAGGACCGCCCATGCTGTGAGCGCAGCCCATGCGCTCCGCGCAGTGCAGACGTATAGCCCCAGCGCCAGCGAGAACAGCACATTCACCGGCAGCCAGTACCCGAAAGCAAGAGCGTGGAACGGCTGAACGATCGCCCCAGCCACCAGCAGGCGGCGAATCGCCCGGACAGCAGTCCCAGGGCGCGTATCCACCGCGGCGTTGTAGGCCAGCACCACGGCAAACACCGGGAACGCGACGCGCCCCACTTCCGATAGCCACTGTAGCGAGCCAGCGAACACGACCTTGTTCACGTGGTCGCCGGTCATGAGGACCAACGCCAGCCATTTCAGCAGTTCGCGGCCACCCGACGTCATAGCACCGGCCCTGCCCCGTGCACCTTTGTGACGTCGCCGGCAATCGCACGCATCGCCCCGGACGACGGCGGAGGCTCGCCAATGGCCGCAATCGACGCCGGCCGCTCCACCCGCTGTTCATCGCTGCGCCGATACGGGTTGTAGGGCATACCGTGCCTGGCGACCGTGCGGCACTCAGGCTGACTCAGTTCATAGCGCGTGCCCTGCTCCGTCAGGCATGTACACGACGGTTCCCTCTCCTGCCCGTCCGCAACTTCGCCGGCGAGCGAGGACATGCAATACAGCTGAGGATCGGCCGTGATGCTCCGCTCATCGAAAACCGGCGCCGTCCAGGGCATGGTGCCGAACCGGGGCAGATGATCGCGGGCGTAGTCCGTGAGGGTTTCCCATTTAGGCCCGCTACCGGAGCCCTGCGCCACGGGCACGGGAGTGGACGGCGACGCGGCTTGCGCCGCGTTCGCCGTCTCTTTGCCCGTGATCGTTTCAGCGAAGGCATCGGGGCGAAGAACGCTGACAGCCCACCAACCAAGCACAACCGCCACCAGCAGCAGCACCGGCACGGCCAACACTTTAAAAGGGATGCGGGCCTTGATCGTGTGCACCTCGGCCGACTTGTAGGCCCCGAACACCGACGACGGCAAAAGGCGGGTCGTCCGCTGGGCCAGTTCACGCTTCGCGCTCGATTTGATGTCTTCGTTCAACTCGCCCCACGTGAACACATCGATCATCTTGGTGCCGAAACGCCGCACGACGTGATGATGCGTGCCGATCAGGCCACGCACGAACGGATACAGCTGATTGGGCTGCTGAGTGGTCCACACGAAGTCGAGGCCGCGATGGCGGTGCTCGGCCAGGTCGAGAACGTGCTTGGGCGTGGCCTGCCGGGTCGCGTCATGCAGGTGCCCGAACCACTTCCACGCCTCATCCACGAAGATCAGCGAGCCGTGCGGCACGATGTACTCGCCGGTTGCCGGATCGCGCTTGTTCCAATCGCGTGCATCATCAAGCGGCGTGGCGAGGCCAGGCTGCAGGCCATCAATACCCACCGCAAAAATGGGCCTCTCGCCCTTCTTCGCCTCTTGCATGAGGCGTTCCATGGCCAGCGCCGTTTTGCCATTCCCGGGCTGACCGGTGAACAGTTCGATAGGCATATCAAGCTCCGGACACGGACTTGCGGAAGAACACGCGGCCGGCGTTGACGGCGTGCTTGGCAGCGACGGCAGATATAACCATGGTCAGCGCCTTGTCGAAGTTCAGAAGCCCCAGCCACTGCAGCGCGACGGCGGCGTACTCACCGCCACCCATGCCGCCCTGGGCCAGGTCTTCCAGATGATCGATAAAGGGCTGAACGCCCAAGTTGTAGGTGGCCAGCGACACGCCCGCCCACGCGAGGACGGCCATGCACATCTGCCCAATGCGGTTCTTGAACAGCCACAGAACGCCGCTGATGACGCCGGAGACGATCCAGCCGAGGATGGCGGGCATTACGCGTTACCCCCAGAGACGATGCGCAGGCTGAGCAGGCCAGCCAGAATCAGGACGAGCGAGCCGCCGAGGGACACCCAATTGCACAGCGGCGTGAGGTTGATTTGCACGGAATGGCCACCTGGCAAGGTGAAGCTGGGCGGACTGGGACAGCTACGCGACCAGCCATAGCCGCTAGCGTCCGGTTCGTATTCCTCGCCCTCGTCGGCCCACGGATTGCCGTCCTCGAGCGAATCACCGCCACCGGCATTGGAGTTGATCGATCCGGGGCCGGTGAGTAGATCGACCACGCCAGCATCACCTCCCCCGCCGCCAGTGCCATCCCTAGCAGCGATCTTCTCTAGCGCGCACGTAGCGCGCCACTGCTGCAGCAGCTGCGCATATTCCATGGCGTCGCATTTTTCACCGGTGCAGACCGGAATGGCGGCGCACGATCCGCCGGACACGTTGCGGTTGCGGCGCGTGTTGCAATCAATGCGCCATTGAATCCGTACTTGCATGCAGTCAATCGCGCCGCCATTGCACGCCGGAGGCGCGTCGCACGTATCCCCGCCGGACGCCGACTCCTTTGGATCATTGTCCGGGTCGTCATCGTCCACATCCGCGACACCATCGCCGTCCCCGTCTTTGCCGCACGTGCCATTCTCACGGCGCACTTCACCGGCCGCGCATTGACCATCACCCGGAAGGCACTCGCCGCTTGGGGCCTTGACGTTGCCGGCGGGACACTCGTTTTCCTTGGAGGAACAGGTGCCATCCGCGCCCATAACCATGCCGGCCGGGCACGCTTCCGGGGCGCACTCGCCACGCGAGTTCTTCGTTTGCCCCGCAGGGCACTCCGCCTGCAGCGGCTCGCACGTGTTCAGGATCGGATTCCAGAATGCACCGCCTGGCGCGCACGTTTCAGGATAGTTCGCGCTATTGCACTGATTGCCAAGATGCATCTGCGTCGACGTGCCATCGCCGTTCCTGAACCAAACGACTTCGCAGCCATCAATACACTGCGTCGATCCACTCTTGGGGTAAAACTCGCTCGTCAGGTTCGGACGACTCGCGCACGCTGTGCCGCAACTCAACGTGAACGGGTTGAACTCTTGCCCAGGCGGACAAGCGCTTCCGCTCCAGTAACGTTGCGGACCTGCCTGGCGCGGCAAATTGCCGGCCTTAAAGGAATATTGAACATACGTCCGACCATCGCTGGTCCACGTATCGAAACCATCCAGCCCAATACACGGAGCAGAAGAGCCGTAGCCATTGCAAACCAGCATCGTAGCGTCACGAGCGGTCTGGTGAGCCGTCACAGCATCGGGGCACTGCGCGCTGCCCGTATAGTCGCCACGACAAAACGGATATGACTGCGCTGACGCGTCCCCGAGGCCCAGCCATGCCAACACAGCCGCGACCAGAAGCGCAGCGACACGCCGGGCAAGCATCACTCGCCCCCGAACACGATGTAGAGCGCGACCAGCCAGGCCGCTAGCCAGATCCAACCTTCCATATCAAAGCATCCGCCGCATGATCGACCGCCAGCAGGAAGAAAGGCGGGAGGGCTTTCCCTCCCGCCGAAAGGTCACATCGCGCGACGAACCCACTTGTAGACCTTGATGCCCACCAGGACGATCAGCACCGCGCCGCCGATCGCGGCAATCGGACCGGCCGCGCCCTCGATGGCGCTGGTGACGCCCGACACGTCGACGCTGCCGGAACCGCCCGACGCGAAGGCGCTCGGAGCGACGAGGGCCAGCGAAGTGGCCGGAGCGATGGCGTACAGCTTGCCCTTGAACTTCTTCAGCATTGCTTTCTCCTCACGATTGATCAACGAACTTACGGAGCCGGCGAAAGATCCACGCGCCCCCCCAAAGAAGCGCGCACGCAAGACCGATTTCTTGCGCTTCCCCGATGCTCAGTGCCGGCAAGCTGGGCATCTGCGGAATCCAGACTTCGTGCGCGCACGTGCCCGTGGACGCATCGAAATCACTTTCGAGACAGCCGCGAACAACGTGCGCCATAGATCAGCCCTTAACCGCGCTAGCGGTCGTGGCAGGGATCGGAATCAGGTGGATACGGCGGCCCACCTTGAGCGACTCGAAGTCGCCGACTTCCAGCGAGGACACGTCCAACAGGTACTTGCCCGGCGGGTACGGCGGTTGGTCGTCGCCCAGGTTGATGGTGAAGGGCTTCGGGAAATCCTCACCAGTTTCGATGGCCGCCCTCTGCTCCTTGAAAATCACTTGCGTGCCGTCCTTGCGCTTGACGGCGCGCGGCGTAGCAGTGCCCGACTTGATGATGATGCAGTTCATGCGATTGACTCCAATTTCCACGCAACAGGCCGGCCCTTGATGAAAGAAACACGCCACGGCGAGGGCCAGAATTCGCCGGTGAGTTTGTCCACGTAGCCGCCCAGGGCCTTGCGGATATCGGCCAACGGGCCGAGCGCGTCGCGCGCATCTTTCGGGGCTTTCCACCACCGCAGTTCGCGCCTGGACTCTTCATTGAGGCCGCCGACACCATGAGTGCGGAAGCCCTTCGGGAACGCCTCAGCCATCGCGCCGCAGAACTTGGAGGCGTACTTGGCGAGATACCCGACCGCGTTGCGAGCGCGCTCCATC